CTGACATGGTAGGACGCATGCTCAAACCACTGGGCGCACTGGTCACAAAGTTATCCGAGTACCAAGGTGCCAAGGGTGAACGCTTCCACAACAGTTTGATTGACAACGTCATCGACGGATGCGACACCGCACTGCGCCTTGCAATTAACCCAAGCCAAGAGTTGCGCGACACAGTTGCGTTCATCAAAGACCAAGCACAGAAGATGCTCACGACAGTGGAGGTGGTCAAAGGTTCCGCCATTGCACGAGCAAACGCCAAGCACGAATTAGAGTTAGTGGCTAAACGATTGGAAGGACTGATGTGACATTCACAGAACTCGAGTATGTACTGATGCTGACCGTAGCTGTATTGCTATGGCGTCTCAGTGCCCAAGCCAGACGCATTGACTGGTTAGTCGTGCGCTCTGATAGGTACGCCAACTTCCTAATCCAAGTTGGCAAAAGAGAAGGACGCATTGTTCTCAACGAGAACGGCGTCTATGAATTCAAACCTAACAAGGAGTCATCATGTACGCAAATGAACGAGGTAGATTAACTGGTATCGCAGGCATGGAGTCTGTGTTGACACTGCACCCTGACCGCCTTAGCCCCCGCATCAAGAACTCAGTCATCAAGATGCTGCGAAACGCACACATCACTGGCGGGTGGCAGTCGAAGTCTAGGCAAATAGCCGAGCAGTTGGCTGATACATTTCAACTGAGTGTCTTGCAGACTAGATGGAACGGTCTGACTATGTATGCGCAGCCTACCGCAGAGGTGCGTGACCAACTCATCGAGTTTGTCAAGGCTGACATTGCGTTGTTCTTGATGGAGCATCCTGACTTTCACCGCAGCTACTACACAAACGCAGCGCAAGAAACCATCGAGCGATTGCAGAATGGCACCGCCAAGTATCTCGACTTCCGAGGTACCGCGTACACCAATCAAGCCATCGCACTTATCAACCAAGACCTGCCCGAAGAAGTTAGACAAGCCAATCAAAAGGTTATTGACTTACTCAACGGCAACAAACCCATTTACATCACAACCATTCGGAGCTAATCATGGCAGTTACCACACTTGACCGTGCCAAAGTATCAATCGTTACTCAGCACCCTTTCTTTGCATCTATCCTCATGAAGCGTCAGCTTATCGAGGACAACACAATCCCCACTGCCGCAGTCGACCAACGCGGTCAGATTTACTACAACAAAGAGTTTGTCGAGAAGCTGTCTGTCGACGAGCTTGTGTTCTTGTTGTGCCACGAGGTCGGTCATGTTATCGGTCAGCACTCATCACGCGTCGGTACTCGCAACCGCAAGAAGTGGAACATCGCAGGTGACGCTTGGATTAACGACATGCTCAAAGCAGCAGGTATCGGTCAGTTCATCACTGGCGGCGTAGACATGCCGGGCTCGAAGGACACCACAGTCGACGAGATTTACAACAAGCTGCCCGATGACCCCAATGGTGGCAACGGTCCCGGTGGTGTTGGCGATGACCTGATTCAGCGTGGCTCTGCCCTGTCTGATGAAGAAGCTACACGCATCGACGCCGAGACTCGTGTCGAGATAGCCCAAGCAGCACAAGCAGCCAAGGCTCAAGGCAAGATGCCGGGCGCGTTAGCCAACATCATCGCTGACCTCATCGACCCCGGCACACCTTGGTACGAGATTCTCGAACGCTACATGACTAGCTTCAGCAGCGGCGACTACACATGGGCTCGACCAAACCGCCGTTTCTTACAGCATGCTTACCTGCCAAGCACTGGCAAGGTAGCCGAGATGGGTGAGGTCGTCATCCAAGTCGATGTGTCTGGTTCAATCAGCAAGCTCGAGCTCGACCACTACAACGGTCACATGGCTCGCATCATCTCTCAGTGCAACCCAACTCGTGTCCATGTCTTGTATGTCGACACTGCGGTGTGCAAGCACGAGATATTCGAGCAGGGTGAGGAGGTCGCACTCCAGTTCTTCTCTGGCGGCGGCACTGACATGGAAGCAGGCTTCGCCTACATCGAGTCCGAGGGTATCGACCCCGAGGTGTTTGTCTGCCTGACTGACGGCTACACCGACTTCCACCCCGAGAACGCACCTGACTACCCCGTGGTGTGGTGTATCTCTAGTGACATTCAAGCTCCATACGGCGACAATATCTCTTTTACCTTGGAGCAGCAATGAAACCCGAAACCTCTTTTGTCGACGAACTAGACCAACTCTTGGAGTCTTACCGTGAGCTACTCAAAGTCTGCTACGACGCCCTTGACGAGTCCGTTGACCAAACCCAACGAGACAGCATCCGCAAGCAAATAGAAAGTTTCGTTGCCAACAGCAACGACTAACTGGCGGGGCCTACCACAATGCCCCAATCTTTTCTTTTCAACCACAACAGGAGAACCTTAAATGGCTACCGTATACATCACCCGCGAATTATTAGGCCGCATCGACAATCGCATTAACAAAATGCGTGACCAAGAAGTCCATCTCGAAGTGCCCGAGAATGACAAGATGATAACCATCAACGCGTCTGACTTGCTTATGCAAATGGCGTGGGGTGACCATCTGCATGTATTCCCACAACTGCCTAAAGAATGGCTCAAGCACAGTAATTCGCAGGACTTTATTGTGTGCACTGACCGCGCTGAGAATGGTGAATACCAACAGAAGTACACCATCAATCTTAATGGTTTGGTTGGCTACTACGAAGCTCCAACACCTGAACGGTGGGGTGCACCTCGCCCTTCATGCACTAAAGACTGGCTTGAGACAAAACTGCATCTTGTCGGTACTCAAGAGATTCTTGCTCAACTAGAACAGAAGGAAATTCGCAAGACCATCAATGACAAGTGGGATAAGGTTAAGTCTGACATTCACACTTACCTGAACAAGTGCAAGTCTCTTAATGAAGCATTGCGTCTGTGGCCTGCATTGCAGATGTATGTGCCGCAAGAGTACATCGACCGCGTCAACCACAAAGTCGAGCGCCGTAAGCGTGAGACTGAGATTACCGAGACTGTTGACTTGGATGGTTTGACTGCAACAGCTATCGCAGCAAAACTGTCGGGTGTCGTATGACGCCATTACAAAAGTTCAACTCACTGCCTGCAAGACGGCGTGACGAGATACTCGACAAGTATCGCCAATGGAATGTTGAGCATGACGACTGGTGGGATAGCACATACGAAGGCTTCAAAGCTGACATGGCGGCTATCGGTATTCGTGTCGACAAGATGCGGTTCAGTGGGTTCTGGTCACAAGGTGATGGTGCATGCTTTGAAGGTGCCGTGGAAGACTGGCCGTTGTTCTTAACGACCCTCGGTTACAGCGATGCAGCACTCATTTACGCTGCTGAGAACTTCGACTGGAGTTTCTCTTGCAGTCATGGCCACCATCTCTACTACCACCACAAGACTGTCGAGTATGGCGGCGACATCAACCTACCCGATAGTGTTGACGACCATTACTTTGCTGACCGCTACCTCGAGTGGGGGCCTGACGATATTCGTACAGCAACGATGATGACCAACACCAGTAAATACACAGCGCGTGACCTGTCCGAAGAGTTCATCACTGTGTTTGAAAACCACATGCTCGACTTGTACAAGCAGTTGTACCAAGAGTATGAGTACCTCACTTCCGACGAAGTTGTCCTCGAAGCGTTGGAAGCGAATGAAGTCCTAGAGGACGCCATTGAAGCCATTGCGGAGCCTACCTATGCCTGACCTACAAACTGAAATCTTCACAAAAGTTTTGCCAAGCCTGAACAACCTAAAGTTCGACGACCCTGACCAACCCGAGGAACCTACCATGACCACCACAGCCATTCCGTTAACCCGCCAAGTGTTTGAGTACATCAAGACAAACCCTAAGAGCCGTGGCAAAGTTGTGCTCGACTTCTTTCAAGCTGCCGGGTTCAAGCGCCCTGTTATCGCTGCGACTGTGACTGCGCTTATCAAGAGTAAGCGCCTCGTAAGACAAGGCGGCAAGCTGACAGTGTTGCAACAAAACTACGATGTCGAACGAGTCGCAAAAGTGACAGACAAAAAGCCAAAGCCTGCCAAAATCACTACCCCTGCGTTTAATCCGACTGCCATGCTAGAAGGGCTGACCATCATGCAGGGACGAGAGTTGTACGACAGACTGAAAGCAATCTACGGAGGCTGAGATGTTCAAACGCATCTATGCAATCATCAAACGCCGCATCAAGCGGCGACTACTGGTGGCTATCTACCGCAAGCCAAAGATTCTCCACGCATCAACACGCACCGCAGCGCAACCGCACATAGACAACTATGGGTGGCCAACAACGCGTTGCTTTCCACGCTCGACCGGCGAAGCATTCAAAGATGGTGAGTACGGCGAGTCGTTCTTTCCGCCTGAACAGCGTTGGCAAGACAAGGCTTACTTTGCCGTAGGCATTCTTGTATGGGCAGCCATCAGCTATTACTTCTGGAGAACAGCATGACCGATGAAGATGATGAGTTCGACCGCATCGAGCGTGAGCAAGCTATGGGTTGGCGCAAGCAACACATCGAGCAACGCAAAGAACTAGACCCATACCGCAACATGGTGTTGGAAGAAGTGGCGTTGCAGTTCGACATGATGCCTGCACTTGGTGATACCGCTGCTAGCTTTGCAGCATTTGTACGAGGAATGAAACGATGAAATACATCGACCACATCGCATACCCAATCATGATGCTAGTCATCTATGTTCTCGTTGGCATAGTCAACTGGGACAGCAACCCTGCTAACTGGGCGATTGAGCATCGCATCTTGTGGGTTGTATGGGGTTTAGCTTGGGGCTTCGCACTGCGCATTCGCATCCTCAACGAGCAGGGTAGAAATTCTTTTTGGGGTAACCATGATTGAGAACGTTGCACTGATGGTGTGTCTCATGGCGTTAGGTATCGGCCTGACATGGGCAATACTGATTGGTTTCATTTACTACTTGGAGGTGATGAATGAGTAACTGGCCATTCCCAACACAAGAACCTGTACCTTGGACAAAGAAGCAAGAAAAGCAATACCAAGAACAGCAACGCCAACAACTACCTGATAGCCCATTATGAGTCGATTCGTTAACTGCAAAGACATGAACCGTGTCATCAAGGCATTGATCGACGATGGATGGGAGTTCTCAAAAGGCGCACATGGACGCCTCACCCATCCCAGTGGTAAGTACGTTACCTTTAGCTCTTCACCAAGTGACAGGTATGCGTTCAAGCAGCTCGAGCGCGATGTTCGCAGGCTCGTCAAACAAATCAGAACCAAAGAAACCTCATGACCACAATCAACGCATTTCACCCCGACTACATCAAGACCTACCACCCTGAGTTCTTGACAAACATCCGCGTCGAGTCATCACAGCATGCACACGGCGTCATCAATGGTGGCAAGTCCAAAGCCAAGCGTGAGTCTGTAAAAGGCAAGAACGTCAACACCATCAATTACTTCCCCAAGACACAGTCCACAACTCGAACGCGTGAGAAAGAACACACCAAGGCTCTGCTCGATGCTCGCAAGAAAAAAATCTTAGAGCCAAAAGACTTTCATATATTTAACAAAGCCGTCCCATCAACCACACCGAAGGAACCACAGTGATTACAAACGTCCGATACCCTGAGATTTATCCATACAACAGCAACTCGTTGAATCTTGAAAATATACGCGCATTCCAATCTAACGTGGGCTCAAACCTAGAAACAATTGACCGTCGAGTGCAAGAGCTTGAGCACAGCCTCGAAGCGGCTGTTAAGTTTGCTGAGTGGGTGCGAGCCTATCATCCAACGTTGGTGAACGAATACCATGCAACTCAACTGGCACTAGGCAAACTGGAGCAAGCGTGAGAAAGAAAAGCAAGTACAAACCCAAAGGTGTTCGCTTGGATGTGATGACATGGGTGAAGGCCGGACTCAAACCGTTCGCTGAGATTTCTGTTGGCGTAGACATACGCATCAAGAATCATGCAGCTATGGATGCACTGCGTAGAGGCGACGCTACAAAAGCAGACATCGACATTCTCATCGGTGCGTTCAACATGACCGAGGCTTACACCATCATCAAGCCTGAGTACGGTGCTGATTGGGCTGATGAGATTCGTGCGGGGCAAGACGCGTTGCTTGCAGTAGCGAAGCGTGGCGTAGAAAACCACAACCGCTTTATCTTGAAAGCCAAAGAGTTGGTAGCGATGAACCTCGTCATGGAGATTCACGATGCACAGCTTGACCAGACCAATGTAAGAGAGATGGAGTTGGCGATGGACACCATCGACAAAATTTATAAGCTGAGAAAAGCACGACCTATTATTGAGAAGGAGAAAACATGAGCGTCCAATGCGACACATATGAAAAGCAACTGCCCGGCATTCGTGCTGATGACATCCAAGTCAGTGGCACCCACTACAAAGACATGAGCATGCAGCCTTGGGCTGTGATGGAAGCAGTTCTAACGCCCGAGGAGTTCCGTGGTTTCCTCAAGGGCAACGTCATCAAGTACGCCATGCGTCAAGGCAAGAAGGCAGACAGCGATGACGCAGGCAAAGCCAAACACTACGCCATGAAACTCAACGAGGTAATCAACAGATGAATCTAATGCACGCACTAACAGGTGGACTGCTTGGACAAGCAACCGCTATTCCCAATGCGAGTACCACCGCAGCGCACCAACAGGCGGCGTACGGACAAATGCTTGGCGCAGAGCGAGCCATCAAGAAGTCAAGTCAGACAGTGTTCAACGGTCGCATCAATGTGGAGAAGGTAGCCAATGGCTATGTCATCAACATCGCAACTCGTGAAGGCTATGAGTACGAGACCTACATCGCATCGACCATCCAAGAAGTCAACGAGCGCATCGCTGCATCAATGGTCAGTTTCCAACTGGAGGGCAAATGAAAAATCTACTTAGAAAATTTATCCTGTGGGTGATGGGCTCTGGCAAGACAACCGAACCTGCAATCGTTTCAAGCGAAAGCTACGCTACGAACGTTGAGCCAAAGGTGCGTATTAGCTTTCTCAAAGCTATCAATGGGACGATCATCGAAGTTGGCTCGTACAAAGCAAACCCCCACGGTCCTGACTGGAAGCATGAGCTGTACATCGTCCGTGAGGGCGAGAACCTTGGCGATGCGATCAAAGTTATCTTAGCGACCAAGGCGCTTGAGCAATGAGCAGCGTAGTCTTTTCATCACCTAACACCACATACACCGAGGCCATGAGATTAGATGCAAATGGCAACCTTGGCATCGGTGGAGCTGGCAAGTCCGGCACGATCACACTGACGGACGGCATCGAATCAACCACACTTACTGTCCACATGGTCAAAGGACTCCAAGAGGTCAAGAGCTTTCTTGACTACGCAGAGAAGTGTGACTCCGAGGTGGGCAAGCTGTGGCGAGCTTACAAAGTAGCAAACAAACTGGATACATAATGAAACCAATCTTTTTAGACTTTGAGACTTATTGGGACGTGACCCACACGTTGTCTCGTATGTCACCAACAGAGTACATACAAAGCCCCAAGACCGAAATCATTTCTGTCGCTATCAAAGAAGGTCTCGATGGTGAAACCTATGTGTTGTTCGGCGAAGACAAGATTCGTCAACACTTGCAGAGCATGGACTGGTCGGACGCTATGGCTATCGGTCATAACATGTCTGGCTTTGATGCGATGATTCTTGCATGGCGTATGGGCGTCAACCCCAAGATGTATGGATGCACCGCTGCAATGGCGCGTTCGCAATACTCCAAGACCGGCTGCACTGTCGGCGGCAAGTTCCTCATCGGTGTGTCACTCAAGAAGCTATCCGCTGAGTTAGGTGTAGGCAAGAAGCTTGACCTCGAAGCAACCAACACCAAAGGCAAGTACCTCAAAGACTTCACGCCACAAGAGTTGGCTGATATGACTGAGTACAACAAGGTCGACACTGATCTGTGTGCAGACTTGTTCGTGCATCTAGCCAAGGGATTCCCGAAACAGGAGTTGGTCATCATAGACATGACTACTCGCATGTTGGTCGAGCCGAAGTTCGTACTTGATACCGGCATGGTGGACGACGCACTCGAAGCTGTGAAGGCTGAGAAGGCCAAGGGACTGCAAGACTTGTACGACATGCTGTACGACCAGACCGAGCAAGTTGCTCGTGCGTTGGAAGGTGGCCCTGACCCCGAAGAGTTCGTTCGCTCCACGATGGCAAGCGCGGCTAAGTTTGGTGAGTTGTTAGCGACTCGTGGTGTTGAAGTGCCCATGAAGCAGTCGCCTGCTAATCCTGCCAAGATGACACCCGCACTGGCGAAGACGGACGAAGCGTTCATCAAACTGCAAGACCACGAAGACCCTGTTGTTGCGGCTGCCGCTCGAGTGCGACTCGATGTGAAGTCCACGCTGTTAGAGACACGCCTTGATGCGTTCAAGCGAGCCGCTGCTGTGTGCGCTGGGCTGATTCCAGTGCCACTCAAATATGCAGGTGCGGATACAACTGGTCGTTGGTCTGGTGAGCAGTACAACATGCAGAACTTGCCTCGTATCGGTGGCAAGGCTAAACCATCTGATGCGTTGCGTATGTCGCTGCGAGCACCTAAAGGCCGCAAGGTAATCGTTGCTGACTTGTCTGGCATCGAGCTGCGCGTCAACATGTTCTTATGGAAAGTTCCTTATGCGATGGAGTTGTTCCAAGCAAGCCCCGACAAAGCTGACCTCTACAAATACTTTGCGGCTCACGACCTCTACAACATCAGCGAGAGCGCCGTTACCAAAGAGCAGCGACAAGTTGGCAAAGTTGCCCATTTGGGCTTGGGGTTCGGTGCAGGTGGGGCCACGTTCCAAAAGGTTGCCAAACTGATGGGCGGTGTCGACATGGACTTGGAAGAATCCACACGCACCGTCAACGCATATCGTGCAGCCCATAGTCAGATCGCCGAGGGATGGAAAACATTCCAAGCACATCTACCCAAGATCGCCCAAGGTGTTGACTCAGCTATCGACCCGTGGGGTATGTGCGTGACTGAGAAGAACGCTGTGCGCCTACCATCTGGTCGTTGCATCTACTACCCATCACTGGTGCGCGAAGTCGACAACGGCAAGTCCGAATGGTGGTACGGTCAAGGTCGTGCCCGCGCTCGTATCTACGCAGGAAAGGGCGTGGAGAATTTGGTGCAAGCATTAGCCCGCGATGTGGTGGCAGAGCATGCCGTTAAGTTCTTCAAAGCTACTGGCTATCGCCCATGCCTGACAGTGCATGACGAGCTTGTGTATGTCGTGCCCGAGGAGAGCGCCGAAGACTTGCTGGGCATCTTGCAGAACATCATGCGCCAAGGTGTGTCGTGGTGGCCTGAGTTGGTGACATGGTCTGAGGGCGATGTTGCAGATTGTTACGGCGAGGCCAAATAATGGTTGACAGCACTCATAGCTTTGGTAAGATCAAGGCATAGAGAACAAGCCCCAACCGTCGAATGACGCCTTGGGGCACAACCACATTGGATAAACATGACCAACCCAGCATGGACCTACAGCCAACTCGATACATTCGAGAACTGTCCTCGTAAGTTCTACCACCTCAAAGTCAAGCGAGACATCGTCGAACCGCCAACCATCCATACCGAGTGGGGCGTCAAAGTCCACACAGCGTTTGAAGAGTTTGTGAAAGACGGTGTTCTCCTACCCGAAGGCATGGAGCAGTGGCAGTCACTGGCGTACAAGATCGCCAAGCTGCCCGGCGACAAGCTCTGTGAGAAAGAGTATGCGCTTGACCGTAACTTCCAGCCCACGGCTTGGAAGGGTGCGTGGACCCGAGGCATCGCTGACTTGGTTGTGCTCAATGGCAAGAACGCCATCGTCGCTGACTACAAGACCGGTAAGCGCAAGCCTACCGAGCAGCTTGACCTCTACGCTGCCTATGTGTTCCACCATCACCCCGAAGTACAGAAGGTCACGACTGGCTTCGTGTGGCTCAAGGAAAAGAAGATCGACTGGCAACCACGCACCCGCAACGAGCTACCGATCATCTGGCAGAACCTTGCACCCCGAGTCAAAAAACTCGAGAGCGCATATGAGAGAGACAGCTGGCCTGCAAGAACGTCAGGGTTGTGTAAGGCATGGTGCCCTGTGCTGACCTGTGAATTCAACGGACGACGGGAGCAACAGTAATGTATGAGGAAAAAAAGAAAGCATGGTGGGAGTGGCACAAAGCTAACCCGCATGTTTGGGCCTACTTTGAGCGGTTTGCGCTGCAAGCCGTAGCCAAGAAACGAAAGAAGATTAGTCACTGGCTCATCATCAACCGCATTCGTTGGGAAACTTCGATTGTTACAACCGGCGAAGAATTCAAAATCAGCAATGATCACATAGCGTTTTATGCTCGACTGTGGAAGGCAACATACCCTCAGCATGCAGATTTGTTCAATACTAAAAAGATGAAGGGGGAGCCCTAATGGCAATGACACCCGAAGGCAAAGTGAAAGAAGCCTGTAAAAAATACCTCAAGTCAATCGGTGCTTGGTACTTCATGCCGGTGAGTAATGGCATGGGGCAGGTTGGTATCCCCGACATCATCTGCTGCTACAAGGGCCAGTTCATCGCCGTGGAGACCAAAGCCCCGGGCAAGCTGGACAACGTCACTGCCAACCAAGAGCGCGTCATGGAAGCCATACGAGGGGCTGACGGATGGGCCATGGTGGTGGACAATGTAGACCAGTTAGAGAAATTCATCCTAGCTATCAACTCATATCAAATCTTGGAGCGCGGAAATGCCACAGTCAACAGCACAAAAATTGAAGTATCAAAAGTCCTACAACGCACGCCCTGAAGAGGTAGCGAAGCGTGTAAAGAACAACGCCGCACGACGCGAAGCCATCAAAGAAGGCAAGGTGCGTGTAGGCGATGGCAAAGATGTTGCACATAAAAAGTCGTTAGAAAACGGCGGCGGTAACCACAAGTCCAATGTGACAGTGCAACCCCGATCAACCAACCGCGGATGGAGAAAAGGAAGTGGCAGTTACAACCCAGATAAGTGATTTGAACTGGCGGCGGCCAACGATGACCCGCGAACTAGCTAAAGCATGGTTTGGGCAGCGAGTGCCCGAAGATGTAGTCGCTATTGAAGTCATGTACAACTCGGAGATAGGTCAACGCGAGGTGCGCTGGAAACGGTGGAATGACCCAACCATTCACACAATGCCATTTGAGCAGACTGATGAATGCGTAGCCGCTGCCCTCGTTGCAATGAAACTAACATGCTAATTCACAAAGAAAAGAAGGCGGTCATACTCCGCCTCAAAAACCCAAGCAGAGTGACCACGGTCATACCAACTGCTGTTGAAGTAAACCACAAAGGGCAGCGACTGGTTGCCATACCACACCGACCTGACGAAACTCGGGTCCTACGCAATCTGGGATTTGAAGTTCCAGACCCAATGCCGATTCACTACAACTGGCCAAAAGCCAATGGTCGCCACAACCCGTTCGCTGCACAACAAGAGACTGCGTCGTTCTTATCCATGCACAGTCGTGCGTTTTGTCTCAACGGTATGGGCACAGGCAAGACTAATGCTGCGTTGTGGTCGTACGACTACCTGCGTCGCACCAAGCAAGTCAACAAGATGCTTGTTGTGTGTCCTCTGTCCACGATGGAGCGCACATGGGCTGACTCGGTGTTCAACACGTTTCCACACTTAGATGCTGTGGTGCTGCACGGCACACGAGACAAACGACTCAAGCTACTGAATCAAGATGTGAATGTCTACATCATCAACATCGACGGCGTGACCACAATCAAAGACGCGCTCAAAGACCGTGATGACATCGACCTGATCGTGATTGACGAATTAGCCTTGGCTCGTAACTCAAGCACCGAACGCTGGAAAACTCTCAACGTGATTTGTAACAAGCAGACAACTCGTCGAGTGTGGGGTATGACAGGATCACCAACGCCCAACCTCCCAACTGATGCGTGGGCACAGTGCAAGCTCGTTACACCTGACAACAAGACAGTGCCAAAGTATTTCGGTGCGTTCCGCGATCTGGTCATGCGTCAGATCACACAGTTCAAGTGGGCTATCAAACCCGAAGCGAACGAGGTGGTGTACCAGATGATGCAGCCATCAATTCGTTTTTCGTTGGACGATTGCACAGACCTGCCTGAGCAGACATTCATCACACGAGATGTGGAGATGACCACTGAGCAAAAGAAAGCCTATAAGGACATGCTATCCAAGCTGGCGACTGAGTATCAAGGTGGGCAGATTCTTGCAGTCAACGAAGCTGTCAAAGCCAACAAGCTCATTCAGATTTGCTGCGGTGTCGCATATGGGACAGACGGGGATACCGTTGTCATACCTTCCAAGCCTAGAATGGATGTACTCAAAGAAATCATCGAAGAGTCTGAGGGCAAGGTGATTGTGTTTGTGCCGCTGACTGGAGCCTTGGAGTCCGTCGCTGCTGAGTTGCGTAAAGATTGGTCTGTTGAAACTGTGCATGGTGACACCAGCAAGAACGAACGAGATCGAATCTTTGCGGACTTCCAAAAGCAACTAGACCCACGCGTGTTGGTGGCCAACGCTGCAACCATGTCTCATGGCCTGACGCTGACGGCTGCTACAACGATCGTGTGGTACGCGCCAGTCCATAGCAATGAAGTCTATGAGCAAGCGTGTGCTCGGGTGCGTCGCCCCGGTCAGACGAGAACAACAGTGATTGTGCATATCGCGGGTTCAGAAGTTGAACGTCGTGTGTACAAGCGACTGCAAGATAAACAGTCCATGCAGGGGCTCCTGTTGGACATGATGAAAGAGAGGCCCGATGAATAGATGAGACATACACACCACCCAAATCCTTTCAACCACTGGAGCATAGAATGAAACTATCAGAAGCCGTCGAGCTATATATAAAAATGCGCGACAGAAAAGCGGAGCTAAAAGCCGAATTTGACGCTAAAGTAGCTCCCTTGAACGAAAAAATGGACAAGCTAGAAGCCAAACTTTTGGACGTGTTCAACCAAACCGGGATGGACTCTGTGAAGACTGAGTCTGGAACTGCGTACACCACAACCCGTGTCACCGCAAGCGTGGCTGACAAAGATGTTTTCATGACTCACGTCCGTGAGAATGAT